CTTGTGCGTCTATTGCAGCCATATGTAGTTTCTCCTATTTAGCTGTTTAAATTATTCTATAAGTCTAACTTGCGTAGCACTTAAAATGTATTTCTATACTAGTCATATACCACCCCTCATCCCGACTGGATGGTTGGGAACGACTAATATTTTTAACGTGTACCGTAACTGAATTCGATACTAGTGTTAAATCTGTTTTAAAATGAGTGTAGATTGCATCCGCTTTTGTTAGCGATGCTCCTGCCCCATCTTGTAAAGGGTAAAGAAGATCTATTTGGTAGATTCCTTCGTTGTGTTGCAGTGTACCAAGGTCCATCAAAGATGAAGGTGACATTAAAAGCGTTGGCCTTAAATGCGCTGTACCTTTAACTGGCTTGTAGCCTGTATTTTCCCAAGCTATTGGAGTGCTGCCAGTTAACGCGTTTAACCGCGCATCTAATGCAGCATGTATGTCTAGAAAGAAACTCATATCTTCTCAATCCTCGCTATACTCTCGATTAATGGCTTGAACATTTTAACAGATGTTCTCACCATGCCTGTTGGGGCTTGTTCAGACCAACCGTGTTCAATTCTATCCGCATAAGGTAAGTTATTAGAAAACCATATTGAATCATCTGACAGGTTGTAACGTCTAACAGCTGATGTCATTTGACTGGTTACGCTGGCGTCGATACCATTCGTAATAGTTGTATCTGGTCGCCTTAAACTAGTCTGCCAGTTACTGCGAAACCTGCCAGTATCAACAGGGCTACGTGTTATAATCTCTGTGAACAATTGAATTGCTGTAGCTCTTATTGCTTTCTCAATTGCCCCGTCTATGTCTTTTATGGCTCTATTAAAGTCTCTATCGAATCCACTCATAGTTAAATCCTTACTTGTAGTTCATAAAGAACGTTATCACTGTTGATTGCATACTTACGTACTGACAATACCCTATAGTTGACACTATCAAGTGCAACCTGGTCACCTACATCTGGTGGCGTACTGGTAGCGTTAACGAACAGCCTGACATCGCCTTGCTGTATTAAACTTCCATCTAACTCATTGTTGTCGTAGTCAATCGGTACAGAGAAGCCAGTAAATGTAGAGTCACTACTAGAACCTGTTGCCGCTGTTGCTGGGTTGTAGGCACCTTCTGTTGTTCTTGTAAATGTTACAGCCTCACCGAACTGTGTTAACAATCCAAGTGATACAGCTGCCATTTGATCACTAAATGTACTCATAACCTAACCTCTGCTAACTGTGAACGAGTTACCGCCACTACCACCAGATTGTAGAAGCTTGAATATCTTGCTATTAATCCTTACGACAATGTTAGCTACAGAACCAGGTTCATATTCAACTTCAACTGGTCCAACCTTAGCACGCTTTTGTGTTCTAGATAAATCAGCTAGTGGATCCTCACCGTTGTCTATCGCTAATGCAATTTCCATTTGACCTTCTTTTAGTATCTTAGGTATTTCACTTACTGATAATAAATACCCATCAACTGAAACGTTCCCACGTGGCCATTGTAACAACTGTGCGTCAGTGTGTTTAACACCTTTGAACACTAGACTTTCTAGGTAATCCATAGATCGTAGCATTAACTGTTCTATCTTTTCATCTGCTATTTTAAATTCTACTTCATATAGCCATTTACTCGTACTTACCGTTCCTACGCCTTTTCTAAGTCTGTAACATCGAAAGCCTAGTGTTGATGTTGGCGTGAATGAAGCTTCAACACCTAATGCACTAGTAGCCAATGTAAATGACGCCTTTTGCTCTATCCAAGTATTGCTGTCGTTGCTGGCTTCAATAACCCAGGCACCTAATTCAGTTGCTGTGTTGCCGTAGAACTTCATTGCATCAATGTATTTTAGGTTACCCTCACCGAAATCAAACATAATATAATCATTCTCAGTGGTTCCAATTGGCACCACAAGTCCGTTAGCTGCGCCTGTTCCAAGGTTTCCGTCAACCAGGTTATCGAATGTACCGGTAGCTAGGGTAATGTCTGAGGTAACCGTTACTATGTCATCACCTGTGGTTCGGTCTCCTGAACCAGCACAATTAACATAAGTTGTTACTGGTGCGGTTGGAGGTGCTACCGGGATAGAAATACCCCGGTCAGCGGCGTATATTCTTAACTCATCGGGAGACACATAACTATTTGCATTAGATACTATTGTACCATCTTCTACTATTATCGTCATACTGTTATCCCCTCTATGCTAATAATCCAAGTAATTGAAACTCACCGCTTGTGATATTACCGCTACCGAATCTAAATCTAATTGCATCAACTGAAGCCGCTATGTATGAACCACCACCAACATCCATTGTGAAGTTAGTGCCGTCATTCTCTGGGTACGAACATTGGCACGTTATGAACACTGGGACTGCTGCCAACGCTGGATTAAGTATTGTTAACTCCCCGTTAATGCCTCCACTACTTGCTCCGTTATCTGCACCACCAGACATTAATTGTATATATGACGATCCTGTGCCGTTAACATTTGTTGTTGATCCCGCTGTGCTTCTTCCTGTCACCATGTGATTATAATTAGCGCCTTGATCGAAACTTGCACCGTTATCGGTATCCATCTCTAACAATATGGCTCTATCATCAACTGCTGGAACTACATTAGAAAAGATTACCTTATAAGCTTGGTATGTTACCGATAAACCAGTAAAATCAATAGTAGCACTATCACTGGCTGTTTGAGCTGCACCAATTGGTACGAAACCACCGCCACTGGGCGTTTGCATCGTTGGTGCTGTTCCAACACCGTTAGAGGTTAACACTTGACCGCTGGTACCGGTAGCAACCGCTGCTGGTGCGCCTGCTGCGTCATATGTAATTAAGTTCCCATCTGTGCCGTCGGCTAAATCAGCCACATCTATATTGCTAATACTGTTACCCGTGCCGTTGGCATCAAAGGTTTTATTGGTTAACGTTGCAACGCCATCAGCACTTATGCCTGCGTTCTCGACTGTGTACGGTACAATGGCAGTAGTAAATACCCCTTTGTCCGCAACTATCGCGTATGTTCTTGGGTCACTAAATGGACCTATTGTTGGTGCAGTGCTTACAGCGATTGCCGTGAAATCTGTACCTTGGCTACCACTTACCACTCTATAGTGATGACCGCTCGCTAATGCGTCGGCTGTAACTGTAAGCTGGTGGTTAGCTGGTATGAATATTGTTGTTTTACTCATTTAATTATTCCTATAATAATTTAAAATAAAAGCCCCTAACCTATGTTAAGGGCCTATAATGTGATTACTTCTAGTCTACGAGTAAAGCACAATGCTCTGGTTTAATCATTTCATAACCCCAAGCCAGTGCAACTTCATACTTAACCTGTCTGTACTCTTTGTACATAGATATTTCAAAAGCTAGTCCTGACCGTGGGTCTTGGATAACCATAAAGTCATCTGCGCTATCGCCTTCAACTGGTCGAGCCGGTGCACGTGTAACAAGGTGAATAGCGTTACGACTGAAAGCCATATTCTTTTCTAAACTTGCGTTAACCGTGACGACATGAGTTGCAGCCGTTAAAGAAGCTTTCAAACCAGGTGCGGCAATAGTAATAGTACCACCACCTGAAATGTCAGCGTCACCGGAAGCGACAACATAAGGTGTAGCAGATGCATCACCAGTGATAGTGATAACGTCACCAGCTAGGATAGTACCTGTACCGGCTTCGGACAGTGTTAACACCGTTGCGCCGATTGCGTAGCCATCATCATTGACCGTACAGCTTGAAGCTGTACCGGCTGCTGCTGAGATAACCTGTGATGATTCACGAATAGCCATACCATGGACATCTAACAAGACACCTTGACGTAGGATTGAATCCAGGCCAGATGTATTAGCGCCTGCATACTGAGCGTTACCACGAAGGGCAGCACCACCAGTTGTATTAAGAATCAAATGCATATCTGAGATAGGTGCACCGTTGTCAACAAGAAGTTTACGGACTTGAGCAACATCATTGTAGTTAGCTGCATCGAACAAAGTCGTACCATCTGGGCCTACCGCTGTACTTGCTTTTACATATAGTCCTGCTAAATCCGCCTCCACTTCATTAGTAAGAGTACGCATTGCTTGTGCAAACTGATCTGCACGTACATTACCGTAGCCTACGCCGTGATTGATTCCTTTCTGTTCTTCACCATTCCAACGCACAGGTACGTATCGTGATTTAGAGACTGTTATTGTTTTATTACCGATAGTCTGATTACCGTTATCCGCTGGTTGCTGTCCAGCTGTTATGTCCGATGCTGTTGACACTGGTGCCACGAAGCTGCGTACTGTTTCGCCTTTTGCCGCTCGTTCAATGCTTGAATCGCGTGATACTGCAGGTATTAGACCTACCAGTTCCCTTGATACAACGTCTAATGCGTTGAATAGGTCTGGTATTAAGTTAGTTAATGTATTGGGCATTATTTATATATCCTCATATATTTTAATCTGTTATTTCGCCACCATCTCGTATGAATTCCATTTGTTGTGTTGGATTCATTCCATCGAAATTGGAGCGTTCTATTTTTGCTTTTCCGGCAACACCGTTACCATCTCCGACAGCACCGCCGCCGCTTGATTTACTTCCTCGAATAAGTGATTGAAACTTTCCACTTGATTCGAATTCGTGTTTTAGGTCCTGTAAGCTCGACACTGTCAAGTTTCCATTATCATCTAACACCTTTAAGCCATCCTCAGTATACTTTAATCGTTTACTGATAAACTCACTTAAGAGTTCTGCATTCGTGCCGTCGGCTAGCTCTGAAGCCAGTCTTAGCGACTCTGAACGTGTCTTCTCACTACTTACTCTATTCTGTAATGTACCTAACTGTTCAGACAATGCTTGTCTTTCTTTTTCGGATGATTGTAGTAACTGTTCAAAGTCACCATTCTTTTTGGCTCTATCCTTTAGGGCTTGATTGGCAATTGCTTCATCGTCCCTCGCCTTCGCTTTAGCTTTTTTAGTTTCATCTAACAATTGGTCGGCCTTACCTTTGACAGCGTCGAACTGCGTTTGTAAGTCTTTAATTGTTGCGTCTCTATCACTTAATGACTTCTTTAAGTCCTCAATTGATGTTTCATTTTCTTCATTTGACATGTTTAATTTTCCCACAAGGTTAATTTAATAATAATCACAGACTATTCGTCATCAAGTCCCGCCTTCTTAAATGCTGCGGGTTCTTTTCGCCTAAGCTGTTGCAATGTTAAAGGTTCAAAGTTATGATCAACAAATGATCCAACTGATAAACCCCCTTCCCGATACAAAGCACCTT